GAAAACTTTTGCAGCAAAAGGTGGTATTATTAACAACAGTTCAAACATGGGTTTGTTTGGAAGGAGATAAAAATGAAAAAGAGTAAATACATGGCAAGAGGCGGTGGCATGAAAGGGACTAAATATATGGCCAAAGGTGGCAGTATGAAAGGAACTAAATACATGGCTAAAGGCGGTGCTGCTTTAATGAGCGAAATGAAAGCTAATCCAGGCATGAGCAACATGCCAGCGTCTGTAAGAATGGCTTTAGGTGGCGATATAGCAAAAATTAAAAGCACAAAAGGCATGGCTAAAGGTGGCGGTATGAAAGGCACCAAATACAGAGCAAAAGGCGGAAAAAGGTAATACTTTTTTAATTAAATAAGGTGGCGTATTTAATATCAAATATCCCGCAGTTTAAATGCTGGGTAAGAAAAGAGTTTACAACCAATCATCAACATGGGCATGGTGAGTATTTACATGCCTTGGCTTTTGCAGTTAACACAATCCCGGACAGATCTCTCTCCTTTCAAGTGGTATTTACAGGTTGTGAAACTGATTTTGAAGGCTATCCTGATGAAAATGTACATGGTGGAGCCATGTGGGCAAGGATGCCAATACAAGCGCTCGTAGGCGATATACCTTTACCAGAGTGGCCAAAACCAATGGAAGATCATTTAGCACAACCTTGGGATTGTCTAAGTCATCATCATAGCGTGGTTATCTTAGATCGAGTAAGCTCAAGTCCTTGGTATTGCAAAATAGGTGGTGAGTTTTATCTGGGCAAATATATGTTTACCGTTGATTATACTGAGCACTCAATAGCAGATGATCCCGCACAACACAAACAAAGTCATGTGCTATACTTGACTAACGCTGGTGAATACACAGGAAATTTTGTTGCTTTGCCAAATAATCGCGTTAGAGCAACTAATCCAGCTTTATGGAGAACGGGTGAAGGACCACCAGATTTTTCTCCATCACAGTGGGTTCACTCAGCTGAGGCACATGAAAGTTACACAGATCCAGTAACTACATTTGACAATTTATATGCCTCAGACGAAGATAGAGAGTAATTATGGCATTATCAGGCAGTAAAGATTTTGAATTAGATGTAGCTGATTACGTTGAGGAGGCTTTTGAGCGCTGTGGTTTAGAGCTTAGAACAGGTTATGATCTTAAAAGTGCTACACGCAGTCTTAACCTAATGTTAGCTGAATGGGCCAACAGAGGCCTAAACCAATGGACAGTGCAAGAAAAAACCCTAGACATGGTTAAAGATACGGCAACATACAACATAGATAGCACCAATGCTACAGCACCTATAGATGTATTAGATGTGTTTATAAGAGAGACAGTAGGCACAGAAACCACGGATCTGCCGCTTACAAGACTAAGCAGAGCTGAGTATTCACACATAACAACTAAATCTAGCACTGGTAAACCCAATCAATTTTTTATCAACAAACAAACAACACCAACAATTAAGGTCTGGCCTACGCCTGATAAGTCAAGCACTTATGTTGTGCACATGAATGTACTAACAAGGATGGATGATGCGGATGCTGGCGCTAACACATTAGATATGCCATTTAGGTTTTATCCATGTTTAGCAGCTGGATTAGCTTACTATATGTCTTTGAAAAGAGCGCCGGAGAGAACAGGATTGCTAAAAGGATTGTACGAAGAAGAGTTTCAAAGAGCACTGTCAACAGACGAAGACCGGGCATCATTTAATATTACACCCAACTTAAGGAGTTACAATAACGCATAATGGCTTTTGCATCTGGTAAAAATTCATACGGTATTTGCGATATTACTGGTTTTCGATATAAGTTGCGTGAAATGCGTAAAACTTGGGATGGCTTGTTGGTGGGTCCAGACCAGTGGGATGCCAAACACCCACAATTACAACCAAAACCGTCTGCTGTAGACCCACAAGCAGTTAAAGATCCTAGACCTGACACCGCAGACGACAACTCTAAATTTTTGGTTTATACAAATGTTGGTGATGGGAAATTAGGTAGTTTGCTGACAACTTTTTCTGTAAGTTCTGGTGTTGGCGAAGTTACGGTGACGACATGAGTTTTACATTAGCTACATTAAAGACAGCAATACAAGATTATCTTGAGGTATCTGAGTCAACGTTTACTACACAATTACCGACTTTTATACAAGAGGCAGAGGATCGTATATTTTCTTTTGTACAACTGCCTGAACAAAGAAAGAACGTACAAGGTACTTTGACTACAGGTAATCGTTTCTTAGCTACACCAACAGATTTTTATGCACCGATGAGCTTGGCTTTAATAAGCTCGTCAACATACGATTATCTAGATTTTAAACATCCGTCATTTATTAAAGAATATTCATCTGGCACTACGAGAAGTACGCCTAAATATTATTCTTTATTTGACGATGCGGCTTTTGAGGTTTCGCCTATACCTGATGCAGATTATACGGTTGAACTTCATTATTTACATAAACCAGTCTCTTTGACTGCTGGTAGCGACTCTGGCACGACATTCTTATCGACGGACTACAGCGATGCATTGCTGTATGGTTCGCTGGTGGAGGGTGCAATCTTTTTAAAAGAACCTGCTGACGTTATCGCACAGTTAGAAGGGCGTTTTAAGGAGGCGATAGCTAGAATGAAAAACACATCAGAAGGTCGTGGTACACGCGACGAATATAGGTATGATTCAGTTCGCTCTAATGTGAGCTAATGAGTAGAATAGAATCTTTAGAGGGCAAAAGTATTGCTCTAGTCGGACTTGGCATATCGCAAGTTGATTTTGCCATAGGTTTACAAAACGGTAGAACGTGGGACGAGGTTTGGTGTATCAATTCAGCTGCGTCAACATACCCATGTGACCGCATATTTATGTTAGATCCTGCAAGTAGGTTTTTTGATACCGACGATGCAGGCAAACAAACATCTGTTATGTGTAGAGTTCTGCGAGAAACGCAGACGCCAGTTTACACCTGTGAGTTAGATCCTAGAATTAACAACCCTGTGATGTATCCTGTTGAGGATGTATGTAATGCGACAAAATGCGCATATTTAAACAATACAGTAGCTTATGCTATTGCTTATGCTTTATACAATAAAGTAGGCAGATTAGATCTATTTGGTATAGATTTTTCATACAAAGAAAATATGCACTTCGCAGAAGCAGGCAGAGCTTGTGTTGAATTTTGGATTAGTAAATGCATGAGCGAAGATATACTTATTGGTATTAGCGGTAGATCTACAGTATTAGACTCTAATGTCCCAGGCACAGAAAAACTTTACGGTTTCCATAGATTAGACAAGCCACTTGTAGCTGTGCCACACGAAGGGCGATTTATTATTGGCCCGTATGAAGATATTAACAAACAGTTAGAACAATACGGACTCAAGATTGATGAGGATGTGGTACCACCAGAGCCATACAAAGGATGAGTGCAAAAAGCGATTTTGTTTTAGGAAAGGTTGGCGTGACAACAACCGAAGGCAAAGGACATGATCCAGAGTTTTGGGCAGCTCAAGCTACAAAGAAAATATGTGACATATCTGACAGTGCTCCTGACCATATCAAACAGCAGGCTTTAGCTTTTCAAAACCAAGTTTATACTGTAATCTTATATACTATAAAAAATGCAATTAAGTCGCAAAATACGACTTATGCAAATTTGTTAGAAAAACAAGGCCACAGCGACATGGCTAAAATATTGAAGGAGCTATAATGGCAATAACATCAGCAATATGTACAAGCTTTAAACAAGAGTTGTTAGTCGGCACACATAACTTTACAGCGTCTAGTGGTAATTCATTTAAACTGGCTTTATACACTAGCTCTGCAACATTAGGAGCAGGCACGACAGCTTTTGTCACAACAGGGCAAGCAAGTGGCACAAACTATACTTCTGGCGGATCAGCGCTAACAAACGTGACTCCAACCACATCTGGAACTACAGCTGTGTGCGACTTTGCAGATTTAACCTTTAGTAACGCTACGGTTACAGCAAGAGGATGTTTGATCTATAACGATACACAATCAGACAAAGCTGTAGCAGCGATTGATTTTGGTGGAGATAAAACCTCAACCGCAGGAGATTTTACTATAGTGTTTCCTAGCGCTACTGCGACTGGCGCGATCATTAGGTTAGCTTAGATGTCGCCTCATGCCGCTATCAAAACTTAATTTTAAGCCTGGTATAAACAAAGAGGAAACCGATTACTCCAACGAAGGTGGTTGGGTGAACGGCGATAAAATTCGTTTTAGAAAAGGCAGAGTTGAAAAAATAGGTGGCTGGGAAAAACTTTCCTCTGATACCTTGATTGGTTCTGCAAGAGCATTACATTCATGGATCTCTCTTGGGGGTAACAAGTATCTAGGCATAGGCACAACTAATAAATATTACATCGAAGAGGGTGGTGCATATAACGACATAACCCCAATTAGAAAAACCACTACTAACTCAGCTACGTTTGCAGCCACCAACGGATCTTCAACTTTAACAGTAACAGATAGCGCTCACGGCGCTGTTAACGGAGATTTTGTAACCTTCTCAAGCGCTGTTAGTTTGGGTGGTAATGTAACAGCAGCCGTCATAAATCAAGAATATCAAATCTCGTTAGTTACAGGCACTAACACTTATGAAATAACTGCAAAAGATACAAGTGGAGCTACAGTTACCGCAAATGCAAGTGATTCAGGAAATGGCGGCTCGGCAACTGATGCCGTATATTTATTAAATTCTGGCTTAGACGTGTATGTTCCATCTACAGGATGGGGTGTAGGAGCTTGGGGTGCTGGATCATGGGGGTCTGCTACTGAACTATCAGACACAAACAATTTAAGGTTATGGACGCACGATAATTATGGAGAAGATTTAATTATTAACCCAAGAGCGGGTGGTGTATTTAGGTGGATTGAGAACGATGGTGTTAGCACTAGAGCCGTAAATTTAGCAACTACAAGCGGTGCAAACTTAGTGCCAACCAAAGCCTTACAAGTAATAACCTCTGAGACAGATAGACATTTAATTATTTTAGGAGCTGATCCTATTAGTAGCGGCGCTAGAACAGGCGTACTAGATCCAATGTTGATTGCATTTAGTGACCAAGAAAACCCGTTAGAGTTTGAGCCGTTAGCCACCAATACTGCTGGATCGCTAAGACTGTCTTCTGGTTCTGCAATAGTTGGTGGTTTAAAAGCCAGACAAGAGGTGTTGATATGGACTGACACCTCACTTTATTCAATGAATTTTATCGGGCCACCCCTCACCTTCGCAGTCAACCTTATAAACGAAGGCGCAGGTTTAATAGGTCCTAAGGCTGCCACCAATTCACCGCGAGGTGTTTATTACATGTCGAAAAAAGGTTTTTATTACTACAACGGCTCAGTGCAAAAACTGCCTTGTAGCGTGCAAGATTATGTTTTTTCTGATCTTGATGATACGCAAGCCTTCAAATGTTTTGCAGGTTTAAACGAAGAGTTTTCTGAAATATGGTTTTTCTATCCATCAAGCACTGATAACGAAACAGAGATTTCAAGATACGCAATATACAACTATGAAGAGGGTTCTTGGAGCATCGGTACTCTAGAGCGCTATAGTTGGTTAGCCGCAGGTGTATTGGATAAACCATTAGCAGCTGGTGAAGAAAGTTCAACAAAGCGCATCTACGAGCATGAGAAAGGGTTTAACGATGACGAAAGCGCTATGGATGGTGTGTTTGTAGAATCAGCTGACATAGATATTGCAGATGGCGATAGATTTGTGTTTTTAAAACGTATTCTGCCAGATATCTTGTTTGTTAATCAGGCAGGAACAAGTCAAAACCCAGCTATCAATGTAGTTGTTAAGAGGCGTGATTTTAATAATCAAACATTATCAACAGATTCAACGACGCAGATTACTGCTAGTTCAACCTTTGGATCTTTACGATCACGAGCTAGACAGTTTGTGTTGCGTTTTGAATCAGATGACGATAATGCCGTCAACGATAGAAAAAATTACAAGTGGAGGCTTGGCAGCACAAGAGTAGAAGTACAACCATCCGGGCGTAGATAATGAGTAAATTATTACCTACACAACTGCCTTTAGCTGATGGCGACACCGTTTCGGCAGATACTTTTAACAGATTAATTAGGATTTTAGAAATAAACCTTGGTTCTGTTGATCCAGACAGCATAAAATCGTTTAACTCCACAGACCTTAGTGAGTTGCAAT